CTCATGCTCTAACTACTCCTGTTGGATCGTCAACTACTGCTTCCACAGTATCGTCATTAATTAAGCGAAACTCTTGTCCGTACATTTTCATGCGAGTACCTGAATAAGCTCTAAATATTACCCAATCTCCAGCTTTACACCAATTTCCGCTAGGAAATCTTTTAGTATCGTTATAGCATTCTGGTCCAAGTTTCAAAACGAATCCGCAAATATTGCTTACTTCTTCGTCTTTTACTGTTGTAGATGCTTTAATAATACCGCCTTCGGTTTTTTCTTCCGCAGTAGGCATTGCAATTAAAATCTTCCAACCTTTAGGTTCAGGCAGTTGACTTTTAACTTCATCATTTACTATTGGAGTTTTAACACTTTCTGGTTCAGGTAATTTTATTGCTTTTTTATTACTCATATTTTGCACGACTTTAGGAGTCGAGTTCCTATTTTTCTAAGTTCCTTTGGACATAATCCAAAAGTTCTCTCTCTGCAAGGGCTAAACCCTCGACAATACCAGCCATTTTTTGATACTCGGAGAAATCTTTACAAGCTCCTGTACTCATATGGTCAGCATGTTCATTCATCATACCACGCAACTTCAACTTCATATGTTCTGAAAGTGATAGCTGTGTGATATCATTATTCATTCTTAGTGATATCTTTTCCTATATTTAAACCTATGTCAATACCTTTTTGATATTCTTCTCTTTCTGCTTTATCTTCTATTTGTTTATTTGCAAGCAAATCGCTAGCAGTTGCTTGTCCTATTCTAGCACCAGCAATTTCAGCTTGAGTTTTAATACGTTCTTTTTCTATCTCATCTCTAGCAGCAGCTTTTGCAGCATCCAACTGTAATCTGCTTCTATCTTCTTCTATCTTACGTTGTAAATCACCTTCTTTAATAGCCATTTCTCTTTCTTTAGCCATTATCAATGGGTCTTTCTGTTGTTCTTGTATTCTTTCCTGCTCTGCTCTTTGTTGAGAAGTACCGAGAACTCGTTGAGCAGCTTCTGCTACTAGACTTGATATACGTTTTTCTACATCTGCTGGTAGCGGTACACCTTCTGGTGGTAATTCAATTCCCATTTCAGCTTCTACTTCTTTTCTATATTTCATAGTTAAGTGTTCATTTACATAAGCTGAGGCTGAAGCAAGTATAGCTGGTGCTGTAGGACTCTGTTCAACAGTCTGCATAATTTCTGGGTTTTGTTGTGCAGAAGCTACTACTGCTATGTGTGCTTCGTGATCTTGTTCTATAAATGCTTTAACAGGTTTACCATTTATTAAGTTTTGTACAGCCGTTACTGGATCAACAGGTTTAACATCATCAGTATCAGGAATAATGTCTTGTACATCTTCTATACCTAATACATTTAACATCTGTCTATGTAATTCAGGAAGGTTATACATTTCAGGGGATGATTGTGCCAACTGCATTGCAGCTTGATATTGCATAATTCTTTGTGCCATTGTTGCAGCATTTGGGTCTGATACTGGCAATACGTCTACTCTGTTGTCAAAATCTTCCGCTTTTATAAATTCTTCTTCATCTGTTTCATATGGGTAAGCAGGGTCTGTAAAGTCTTTTACAATGCCTACTAATATATCAAACTCTTTTCTCATCGATGCGTGTAGCCTTGCTTGTACTGCACTCATTACTTTTTGATTTCTTTCTAACAAAGCCAGTGTAGTTCCAACTGGTGCTTGGCTATTCATATCAGATACTTTCATATCAGAAATGCTAGCAAAACGCCTGCCTTCTTCTACTATGTTTTGTAATAACTGGTATAAAGTTCCTGATGGTTCTTTGTATGGTAAGAAGGTTATATTGTCTCTAATAGCTCCACCAGGAACATCAACATCTCTAAACTCTCCAGGCATGATCGGGGTGTCATCGCCTTTTATACGCAAGCCTCTTGCTTTTAAACCACCAGGAAGGTTAGATAAAGTACCAGCATCTACTAATTGTCTTAGTATAGATGTAGCTGATTTAGCCAATCCACCAACCATGTGTATCAAACCAAAACCATAAAATCCTAATCCAGGAAGATATTGATAGTGAACAAAGTGCATTCTTCTAATTTTTTTAGAATCATCTTCGTAATAATTTCTACGAATACTTAATATAAGACCACTAGGATAATCAATCGTTACAACGTAAGGTATAGCTATACCTGTTTCTTCTCCTGATTCATCTGTATCTTCAAACCCTTCTAGGTCTAAATCTACTTGCATTTCTAATATAGTGTGACTGTTATCGTAATTATAAGTATCTGATTCGCCTGTTAATTCGTTGTATTTTTTATTAATATCAGAAGTATTTTGTGATCCATCGGGTATTTCTATGTCTCTGTAGAAACCATTAACTTGCATTTTTCTTACAACATTAGAAGACTTACGCATAACGTGTGTTGCACGTTCACAAGTTTCTAGGTCACTAGCACCATAATTAACTACTACGTCTTCTGCTGGTACAAAAATAGAACTTGGTCTGTCTAAACTAGGATCAAAATAAACTTTACGAAAAGCAGACCCTGCCAAAGGTAAAGAAAATAACATCTTTTCTGTTTCTGTTCTGTACTCAGACATCTCATACGTTAATAAATAGTTTAAGTAATCTTGTACCCTTTGAGATTGTTTTTCTTTTTCTTCTGTTACTTTGCCAACTATTTTTGTTCTTACAGGTCCTTGAGCAGGAAACATCTCTGTTATGGATTGGGATTGGAATCGTATTACAGCCTCGCTTAACATAGGATGGAATACGCCACATGCACCTGCCCAAGGCTGCGTTCTTTCTTCTATTTTTAAACCTAATTGATCTAAACCTTTGGTGTAAGTTTCTTCCCACTCAGAACGGGATTCTCTGTCTCCATTATAAGAACTTACTAATTCTCCACCAAGCTCTTGTAATACTTGGTCATCCATAAACTCTGCAAGATTAGAATCAAAGTCTTCATCTTCTATTTCTGAAGCATTAGGATCAAAATCAATAATCATGCCACCATCATCAGTATCTATAGCAACTGATTCAGGATTTTCTATTTCTATAGTGAGTTCTTCTTCAGGTTCTTGTTCTATTAATCCATCTATAGGTGTAGCTGGTTGTCTTTCTATTGCCATTTAATATCCTAATAATAATTTGCAGTTCGGTTATGTTCCAAAGGCTCATCTTCTTCGTCTGAGTGCAAGGGAATAAAACCACCTTGTCTGAATCTTAACAGAGCTTGCGTAGTGCTATCAACTAAATCGTCATGTTCCATATTAGGGAATCCAGCGAATTCTTCAACTACTTCTTCAGCCCATCTGGTTGAGGGAGCATGTACAACTCCTGAAGCAAACAGATCAGATACTGCATTTACTCTTGATATTTTATCGTTCCCTCTGCTTGGTGTGTATTCTTGTACTGGTATTCCTATTGCTCTTAATTCAAAGATTAGAGGTAAGCCAGCAGCTTTTGCTTCTACAATGAACGCATCAGGCTTATAGGCGGTGTACTTCTCAAAAGCCATTTTCTTTAGCTCAGGGAACTCTAAACGCTCTTTATAGGCATCTAGGAGTATAAGATTAGGAGCCATCATTCCATCGTCATCTTCTTTGTAGAAAACTCCCCATGTGGTACATGCAGAGTAGTCAGCCCTTTGATTCTTCATAAAAGCCGTGTCCCAACTTTGAATAACAAACTCACAATCGGGCGGTTCTCTTCCTTCCCATACTTGCCACCATTCTCTTTTAACAATCGCTCCTTCTTCTGAAGTTGGGTCTTGTTGGTACTGAGCCATCCATTTACTGTTGGGTAGCTCCGCTTTCAATGCTTGTAATTCTTCCATCTTCCAGAATTCACCCCATAGTGGGTTTCCAGAAGGCATGATTGCAGGAAGTTCTATGACTTCCCATTGGTCTGCACCGCCACGCTTTATACTTGCGTCAACAACTTGACCTGTTAAATCTTTATTATGCCACCTTGTCATCACTACAACGATAGAACCATTAGGTTGTAAACGCTGTCTTGGACCAGATGTGTACCACTCGTAGGTACGATTGAAGACATTCATGTCCGCACTAGCACCCTCTTGTTCTGAATGAGGGTCATCAATGATCAGGAGGTCTGCACCTTTACCCGTAACCGCACCGCCTACACCAATCGCAAAATAGTCACCCCCTTGGTTTGTGTTCCAACGACCAGCAGCCTTACTGTCTGATTGCAAACTGACATCAGGGAATATAGCTTTGTAATCTGGACTGTTGACTAAGTTCCTGACCTTCCTACCGAAGCCAACCGCTAACTCAGCCGTGTGAGCCGTTTGGATGATCTTCTTATCTGGGTACTTACCTAGAAACCATGCAGGCAATAGGTACGAAGCGAACTCACTCTTAGTATGTCTGGGGGGCATATTGATGATTAAACGCTTTAATTCGCCCTTAGCGACTCTCTCAAACGCATCAGCCATTATCTCGTGATGCTTTCCGTGTATAAAAGCTGACCACATCTCCCCAACAAAGGTCATAAAGTCTTCATGGCATTTCTCTCTACCTTTAGCTTGCTCTAGTTCTTCTAATAAGACTAACAGTTCTTGCTTTTGTATAGGAGAGAGGTTCTTGACTTTACTCAGTACATTTTTATTCATACTTAATATGTAGTATTTACTTAGTAAGTAGATACTTCTTAAATTATAAACTTATTAAGTAAATACCAGTAGGCACTTATTGGGTATATACTGGGTAATAAGTATGTACTAGGTATATATATCTACAGATTTTAACATATTGCACCCCCTTCACATAAAAAGCAACCCTAAATTTGAAAAAAATAATATGGGGGTATGAGACTCCTAGGGCTTTATATAAAACAGGGGGGGTACTTTACAGAAACAAGCTAGCAAAATGCAATATATAGGGGTAGTCTGCAAATATTAGTAATAGTTTGAGCAAAGCACTATGTATATATGATAGTCAGGTAGCCGAATCTGTCACAGGGGTGTGGGGGGTGGTAGTAGGTGTGGGTATTACTAGGAAAAAGGGGGCTTACTCCGCTTCCTGTTCACTTAATAGGGCTACTATCTTGGCTTCAATCTCTTCCTCTATGTCTACGCTATCCCTAGACTCCTTTATCTCTATGGTGTCGCTGAATAGGTTGACTGTTTTACCCAATAGGCTGAGTGCTGTTATGCGTGCTGAATCTGAGTCCGCTTCCTTGCTCTCTTGCATGAGTCTCTCAAGAACATAGTTCCTTGTTCGTAGGGAAGATGCTACTGCAGACGTTTCTTTCCTCTCTATAGCTTTATGTAAGCTTAGTGCTATCTTAGGGTTTGCTACTAACTTGCTTGCTTCTACCTCTACCCACTTCGGTATCTTCCCTGTCTTCGTTAGCGTTACATCATAAACCTTCGCGTAAGCTTC